CGCACTCGGAGTATTTACTTGTTCCGAAGACATTTGTAAAATGGCGCGGTATATGTAAGGCAGCAAATGAGGTGCAGTATTTTCAACAGGCGCTTCGGCGTCAGCTTTACGCTCAGATTGAGAGATATTTCTCATGGGGTATTCCCATTAGGGACCAGCAAGTGCATAGAGATTTAGCACTTCAGGCGTCTATAGATCAAGAAGATGCAACTATAGATGAGTCGGAGGCATCAGACAGAATCGCACGATGTGTTGTGTGGCATATGACTGAAGGTACTCCGATATACCGTGATGCGTTGATGGCTGTATCCACTAAGTGGGTAAAGCCGCCTAAATGGGCTTCTAACCAGGAACTTATAAGAACGAAGAAATTCGCTCCGATGGGTTCCGCCGTTTGTTTCCCCGTTATGTCTCTTGTTCATTATTTTCTGATCAAGGCGATTATACTGATATATCGCACGGACGTAACGGAAAATGTTCGAACAGAGCTCTGTAAACGAGTAAGTGTATATGGAGATGACGTTGTTCTGCCATCCTCTTGTGTAGACCTCGTTTACAAATGGCTTCCTAGATTTGGTATGAAGATAAACCAATCGAAGAGTTTCTCAAAGTCATTCTTTCGTGAGTCCTGTGGATGCCATGCCTATAAAGGCGTGGACATTACTCCCGTGTATATTAAATACACAAATTTTTCCTCAACCGATGCATCGGAAGCTAAGAAATTAGCTTCCATGTTGGCAGCTGAGAGTCTACACAATAGTCGTGGAAGATTCGAAACTGCAAAATTCCTTAGGAACTATATAGAGACTAAGTGGCAAATGAAAATGCCATATGTTTCCGATATTACTCCTTTAGTGGGCTTTTTAAGGCCACCGTTTTCTCCTGATCTTACTGATTTTTCAGAATTACCGAAAAAACAGACGTCGAGGAAATGGGATCGTTGGCATCAATCATTTAAATACAGATTAATGTGTTGGAGTGTAGTAACAGCTAAGGGGATTATTCCTACTGAAACTGAAGCTTATCTTCGATACATGTGTCTTGGGACCAAAGCTGATACTAGCTACAGTTGGTCTCCTAAGGGGGATTTTATTACTCCTTTTAGATTAGATGAATGGGTACGACGGGTTGATGACAAGGCTAGTGGCTTATCAATGTCGCGTGTCTCCATGTTAACGTCAGCATTATATGGTCATGCCCTAAAGGGCGACCTTACAGTGCCAAGCTAGTACATGGTAGGGAGCTTGCTCGTATACTCAATGAGCTGAAATCTGTTTGGGGTTCTGTGTTGCAGCAGTTGCGCAACATTTCCCCATGGCGCGCATCACTTAGATGTGCATCATATGAGAAACAAACAGTTGAG